GTCATATGTGTTTGAAATTTGAACTGTCTTACGTGAGATTTGTGTGTAGTTACCTAATACTGTTGTAGCAGGTAATGTTGCGAATGAAGCGTCATCACCTTCAACAGATGTATTCGTACCAGCTGCTGCTAGTGCGTCTGTTTGCCATTGATGGTATGTTTGACCTGCTGACATTCTTTTTGCTAATGAAAGCAATGGTGTATCTTCTGGAGAAATATCAAAGATAATATCTTCGAATGACTCCGCTATACCTTTACCGGTATAACTATTGGTTGCTGAAACTGCCATGATATTTTTTTCCTTTGTAAATTAAAGCATGTTTTCGATAAGTTTTGCAGCCATATCTGATTTGCCTGTTTTACGTAATGACTCACGTAATTGACGCACATTAGAATTGGCTTCTGCTTTGGTATCTTTAGCTCCAGGCTTCACTACTGGTTTTGCGCTTGATACCTTTTTCTTTACAATTGAATCCTTTTGTTGAAGTTTGCGCCATTGCATAGCGTCATGCAATACCTTCACGTGACGAGGGTCAACAATTGCGTTGAGTTCTGCATCAGAAAAGCCATAATCCTTGCCAGTAGATAACAATGCTTGGTTAGTCTCAGGACTCCAATTTGGTATCTCTTTAGCTAGAATCTCTTTTCCTTTAGCTATCTTCTCTGCCATCAATTGCGTTTGCTTACTAACGACTTCTTGCTTTTTGGCTTCAAACTGTGAAACGAGTGTACTACGTTCTTGCTGTAGTTGGTTATATGTAAAGAAAAGTTTTTGCGCTTCTACAAAATCACTATCAGATAACTGTTGCCAATTCACGTTAGCATATTGGTTCAGTTGTTGGTCTAGTGCTGTAATTTTAGCTACATCTTCTATTAACACGTTATTAAGTTGCATTTGTTCTTGAAAGGCTTGCTCTTGAGCTTTAATACTCTCAGCATAGGCTTCTAGCTCTTTACGTTGCTCTGCGACTTGTTGTGTCTTTTGTGTGTAGTCTAAGCCTTGTTGTGCTAATGCTACGACTTCGTCTAGTGGCTTTTCAACTTCTTCACCATTGACTTTTAGCTTTAAGATAGCAGGAACTTCATCTTCTTCAGACTGTTCTTCTTCTTCAGCTTCTTCCTCTGGTGCTTCGTCTGTTGCTTCTTCTTCGGCATCTGTTTCTTCAACAGGTGCTTCTGCTTCTGCTTCAGCCTCTAGTGGTGCTTGTTCTTTTTCCTCAGGTGAGTCTAAATTAGCTTTCACATCTGATTCAATACTATCACCTAGCATAGCCTCTAATCGGCTTTGTGGTGACTGTTCTGCGACTTGGTCACTCATAGTTTTATTTCCTTGAAATTAGACAATAGAAATACTCGTGAGAGTATTAAGTGGGCTTGTCCTTACCCAAATATCTTAAACTTAGGTCTGTCCGTTTGGATAGCTGCTAACTTACCTGTAGTCATTACATCTGTAAGTTGCTTGTTAATTTGGTTTAGTAGTTGTAATGCGATAACTAATTTGTTATGTGTCTTCTCATCACCTAGTGGACTATTAGTCATACTAGATACAATGCTTTCCCTTACCTTATCCATAGCTTCTTTGTAGATAGGGTTATCTAATATTACTGCTGCTTGTTCACCACGCTTTACTTCTTCTAGTGACTTATCCGCCATACATCATCCCTGATTGTGCTTTGATTTGTGCGATAGCTAAATCAGTCTCAGCTTTGAGTTGAGCTTTAAATCTTTCTAACTCAGCCTGTGCTGCTATCTTCTCACGTTCAATTATAACATCATTCTGTGAACGTACTTGCTCTTGTTGTAGTTGAGCTTGAGCTTTTTGTTGTTCAATCTGTAACTGACCTTGAATCATAATCTCAGCTTCAGAAGGTTTATCTTGTTGCTGACCTTCTTGCTCAGGTGTATTAGCTGGATTAACCCAGAACTCTTCAGGGTTCTTAAAGCCTGCATTCTGTGTCAACTTAGCTAACGCATTGTAAATCTTTTCAGGGTTTGTAAGACCTACTTGGATAGCTTCTTTTTGCATATTCAAGATAGATGTTAAGTGGACTAACTGTTGGTCTTTATTACCAGCACCTAAGCCTACAGAGATAGATAAGTCTTTACGAGCTTTCCATTCTCTTGGGTCTACTTCTACCCATTTGTTTCTAATACGTGTGATGTCAGGTTTAGTAAGTGTTGTTCTAACGAGATGATGGACTAACTTAAATAGCTCTTTAACACCTGTCTCTGCGAATGTACGTGCTACTAACTCTATGCGTTGTTGTGACGCATTCATAATCTGTGCTACACCTGTAGCTGTCTTGTTAAGACTGTTAGCATCTAAGCCTTGATTATAAGCTGTGATACCTGTTCTCTTCTCTTTCATAGAGTCCATGTATTCAACCATACCGAATGATGATGCTGGTAGTGGTGGATGTGATAAAGGCATAATGCCTGCACCTGGGTCACCTATTGGAGTGATACATGCGAAAGGAACATACTCTGTCTTTTCTTTATAGAGAATAGTATTACCTAACACTACTACTCTATGTCTTTCACCTTCTAACTTAATGTATGTGTCTTTAACAAGAGCTTCGTTAGACTCAATAGCTCTGTCATATTCTTCATCATAGATGTCACGTGCATTAGACTCTTCTTCAAACGTATCACGAAGGTCTGACATGATAGACTTAATGTATTCTAGTGGCTTGTCAAATGTTTCTGCAATGTCAGCTAACTGCATGACTTCTCTGTGCTGAACGAAACGTGCATCTTGTAGGTTAGGACCTGATACCTCTACAGATACCATCATGTTTTCAGGTGCTACGTTTTCAATGACAATCTCTGTTTTCTTTTCTGTAACCTTGAGCTTAACGTCATGTAACATAGGTTGCATAACTGTAGAAGGGTCAACACCATTCATGGCTGCTTGCTGATAGATAACATCCATGTTGACACTTGGGTCAGGATATACTTCGTGTTCTAATACTTCTGTGTTCTCATCTGATGCCAACATTTGTAGTTGTGCATCTGTAAGACCTTTGTACTCGTATTCTTCTTCTTCATCTTCTTCTTCGGCATATACTTTTACATAGCCATTCTTAGAGAGTAATGCGTCTTTAAACCATACGTAGAATACTTTAAACCCTTCGTTCTTTTCCATAACGATATGGTTGACATAATCTGTTTCTTGGTCTGCTGCATCTTGGTCTTCAGGACCTTTAGGGTCAAACTGAACAACCTTATCACCAGCTACAAAGACTTTAAGTAATTGTGGTAATGCTGACTCAATCGTGTCTTGAACGTCATAAGATACAACTTGGCTACGACCTTCTTCTTCGTTACCGAATGGTTGTCCTAGATAGTAGTCAATTGCTTCTGCTCTATCATTAGACAATGCGCTATCATTTACACCATAGGCAATATTCTCTTCTGCCTCAATCTGTGCAATGATTTCCATATCTTGTATCTTCATTAAACAATTCCTCTATTGGTGTATTGTATCTTCTCTTTAGACCATGACTCATTCTTCATAGTTTCTATAGAAGTACATAAGTATCTAAATGCGTCTGCTCCATGAGAATACTCATCATGCAATGGCGCACCAGGTTCGTTAGTTGCAGAGTTTATACTTCTGCGATAATTCTTTAAACATTCAACAAGTCTGTTAGCTGACTTATCAAAGTATATACGGTGGAAGTTCATTCGTGCTAGCTTAATACCAGACTCAATGTCTTGTTTAGGTACGATACGTATATCCCATCCTAGCTTCTTCATAATATCTTCTGCAGATATACCATGCTTAAAGTCTTTAGACTGTCCGTCATGTGGTAAGAACATTGTACCCCAGTTATAAGGTAAGTTCTTTAGTTGTGCAGAATAACTATCTAGTGTTCTGTGGTCATCTTCTATGTAACCAATGATGCGTAAATCTGATATACCTTTTTGGCATAGGATAACTGACATGCTGTCATTCCATCCTAAGTCCATAACTACATGAACCTTCATCATAGGGTCATAAGGTACAGTTGTGATACGGTTACCTTCTTGTGCTTCTCGTATCTCGTTAGAGTATATAGCACCATCTACAGCAGCCTTACAATCACCTTCCCAGATGTTTGCATAGTCAGGGTTAGTCTTCTCACTATGTAGACGTTCTATCTCTAGGACTTCAGGAAACCAAGGATTGTCAGTATAGTTTACTTTAACTACCTTAGCGTTATCCGGTGGTTCTATTACAAAGCGTTTATATGTATCGTCTGTATCTATGTTAGGGTTAAATGATACCCATATCTCTGAATCAGGTTTACGTATTGTAGGTATTAAAATATCCCACGATTTCTTTGATACTGTTTGTGCCTCTTCCACCCAGACAATATCACATCCTTCAAAAGACTTAATGGACTCCACAGTATTAGTAGCCAACCCAGTAAAACTGAACGTGCTACCGTTAAGACCACGTATTTCTGCTTCAAGAACTTCATAGAAAGCTCCTAGACCTAATGCTTGTATTTGGTCGTTAAGTAATGTATGTACTGATTGTTTGATACTGCGTTGTATTTCTCTGGCACATAAAACACGTGTTGTCTCATTAGCTGCTTTTATAAGCAATGCCCTTGCCATAGACCAAGACTTACCTGACCCTCTACCACCGTATGCTACTTTGTAACGGTGTGGCTCAAATAGGAAGTTTAGTTTATCAGGAAATGTTGCTATCGTCTGGTTTGACAAATAGTATTCCTATTCCACTAGGTAAGTTAGAACCATCTGGTCCTGTTAATTCTTGAGTAGCTACTGATTTACCATCTATGCGGTCAAAGACTTCTTTGATAGCTGATACATCACCACTCTCTGCTTTAGCTACTAATGCTTCTGTTACATTACGTAATCTAATAGCTTCTTCTTGCACTAATACACGTCTAAGTGTATCTGCTGCTAACCTATTGATTTTACTAGAATGAGTGTTGCCCTTATTTACTTCAGAGCTACGTTCTGCTGCTAGTCTTTTTCGTTCTTCGTTATCCATTGTTTTGCAACTCCCTTAGGTTGGTTGCCCTTTATGTTTATCTGTTTAATAAGCCTTTGTAATACATCATTTCAATAATACGTGGGTCTATATAGTTTTGTTGCATTGTCATACCAGGGTTAGTTAAGTTTTGCATGTATGGTGACATTTGGCTAGATGGAATAGATGGCATCCGAACTGGAGGTAATGTTCCTGGCTGTAATTCTAATTGAGGCATTGGTGCTGGTTTCATTTGTCCTGCAGGATTAGTGTATTGTGGCATTTGAACA